GCGAAGGTAACAGAAACTATGGTTTGCAAATACTAAACTTGATTCACACTCTCTGTCCTGAGTTATACCCGACAATGATTAAGGAGCAAAAAAATGTCAGAAACGCTGATAACGGAAGCCAACCAAACCAATGAAGGCGATACGCAGCAGCCAGTAGACGAATCAACTGAGCAATCAACTGAAACGACTACTGACACACAGCAGCAAACAGAATCTAAACAGGATCAGCAAGATTCGGATGAATCCTCTGTTGAAAGTGAAACTAACGAATCAGAAACACCAGAAGGTGCACCTGAAAAATACGAGTTCAACGCAAAGGTGGCTGACGCACCAGAAGAACTCGACCCCGAAGTTTTAACTGCTTTCGGTGAAGTCGCTAAAGAACTTGACCTGCCACAAGATTCTGCACAAAAAGTATTAGACAAAGTTGCACCTGTAATACAGGCACGACAAGCAAAAGTTGTTGAAGAAGCAAAACTTGGATGGGCAAACGATTCAAAATCAGATGAAGAATTTGGTGGCGAAAATCTTAATGCCAATTTAGAAATTGCTAAATCATCACTTAAAGCGTTTGGTACTGATGCTTTAAAAGACCTGCTGCAAGAATCAGGCTTGGGCAACCATCCCGAAGTAATTCGGTTTATGTACCGAGCAGGTAAGGCTATTAGTGAAGACGGTTATGTTGGTAATTCTGAGGGTGCTATGGGCAAAGGTTCTGGCATACCAAAAGATTTTGACGGCATATCAAGATCACTATATCCAAATCAGCAAAATTAAATAAGGAGTTAATTAATGGCTACTCTCTCAACATCAAATTTAACCCTAGCGGATTGGGCAAAAAGATCTGACCCAGACGGTAGAGTTCCTATTGTTGCAGAACTGTTATCACAGTCCAACGAAATATTAGATGATTGCGTGTTTAAAGAAGGTAATTTACCTACTGGAGAACGTGTAATTATTAGAACAGGATTACCACAAGTTTATTTTCGTGCATTAAACCAAGGTATTCCATCAAGTAAGTCAACTACTGCACAGGTAGATGAAGCTTGCGGAATATTGGAAGCTCGTTCTGAAGTAGACAAAGACTTAGCGATGTTAAATGGTAACACCGCACAGTTCCGTTTATCTGAAGA